ATTTAATCGCTAATCACAACTTAGGTTCCGTTCCGGGGTCTATATTTATCAAGAGAACAGATGGCATAAGTGATTGGGATGTTTGGCATCGTAGTTTGACCGCAACTCAAGTGCTTAAATTGAACACTACTGCTGCTGCTGGAACCAGAGTTTCCGGCTGGATGAATGCAACATCTTCAAGTTTTACTACATCCAGTGGTTATTATACCGCTGGCGGCACCTACGTCGCCTATCTCTTTGCCCATGATGCTGGCGGCTTTGGCGCTGGCGGCGCGGACAATGTGATTAGCTGTGGGTCGTTTACGACTGATGGTTCTGGTAATGCGACTGTGAACCTCGGGTATGAGCCGCAGTGGGTAATTTTGAAGAATGCTACTACTGCATCAAATAATGAATGGCGCATGGTTGATAATATGCGCGGTTTTCCTGTTGATGGAGCTTCCAGCAGTGTTTTGGCCGCAAACAGTTCAGCGGCAGAATTTACCAGTGGGACAATAAATGTATTAAACACAGGAATACAAATTGACGGGTTGGCTAATAGTGCCACATTTATCTACATCGCCATCCGCCGTGGCCCGATGAAGACGCCGACTACGGGGACGAGTGTGTTTAGTCCGATTGCTTCAAGTGCTGCTACCGGCACGAAGCTAACGACTAATTTTCCGGTTGATTTGCAAATGTTTGCCCTTCGGACAAGTGGGCAAGTACAGGCATACGACAGATTGCGTGGGGTTAGTTCTACAACAACAGAAAGTGGGCAGCGTTTAATAACATCCAGCACTGCCGCCGAATCTACAGTAACAGCTACAGTCAGGGCTTGGGATAACACTGGCTTCCAAATGGCAAGCTTTTGGACTGGAAGTAGTATGGTGTTTTGGAACTTTGGCCGCGCCCCCGGCTTCTTTGATGTGGTGTGCTATACGGGGACGGGTGCCGCTTCAATAGTCCTTAACCACAACTTAACAGTCATCCCTGGAATTTATATTATCAAGGCACGCAGCGCAGTAGGGGATTGGCAGACGCTGTTTAACGTGAGCGGAACACAATATAGATTTTGGAGCGGCGCATCGCCTGCCAGTGGTTTAAATTTAACTACCGCTTCTACTAACACATCAAACTTGGGCGGGTTAACGTCAACAACATTTACCCCCACTTTTTACATGGGGAACACTCATACAAATTCGGCAGGCGTAAACTACGTTGCTTACCTCTTTGCCTCCGTTGCAGGCGTCAGCAAGGTCGGCTCCTACACAGGCACTGGCACTACCAACCAGATCAACTGCGGCTTTACTGGCGGCGCACGGTTTGTGATGATCAAGCGCACCGACAGCACTGGTGATTGGTATGTGTGGGATAGCGTGCGTGGGATTGTGGCGGGCAATGACCCTTACCTTCTCCTGAACAGCACCGCTGCTGAAGTGACCGGAACAGATTACGTTGATACCTACAGCGCGGGATTCGAAATCAGCAGCACGGCGCCAGCGGCTATCAATGCCAATGGCGGTTCGTTCATTTTTTGGGCAATTGCATAAGAGGACATCATGGAAATTCGCATTCAATCTACTGGAGCAGTCGTTCAGGAGCAAGAGTTCCGGGCTATGTTCCCCAACACCAGCCTTCCCGTCCCTCTGACCGAATCGGCTATCAACGGTCTGGGCGGCGACATCGTCTTCGAAGGCCCCTACCCTGTAGCTACCCGCTACCAAACCGTCGTGCGGCAAGGCGTCGTTATGCTCGGCGACAAGTGGCATACCAACTACGTTGCCGTCGACTTACCTCCTGAAGCCTGCGCTGCCCTCGATGCCCAGCAAGCTGCCGCTGTTCGCGCTGACCGCAACGCTCGCCTTGCTGCCTGCGATTGGACACAGCTTTCGGACGCACCTGTAGACGATCTTGCGTGGGCAGTCTACCGTCAAGCCCTCCGTGACATCACTTCTCAGCCCGGCTTCCCGTGGGACATCACTTGGCCCGATGAGCCGCAGTGAGCTTTGGTGAGAATGTTGACAGGCTTCTCACCCGCGAGTATATTGCGCTCCTAACCTAGGAGCCACATCATGTCCGACAAGACCAACCGCATCCAACTTCTCAACGATGCCAAGCAGCAACTGTCGCCATGGACCACAGAAGACGGGCGCCTTTTCTTGGACTACACTGAGGGAGGCATCCGTCGTTCGTTGTCCGTTTCGCCCGCAGGCCATTGCGACTTCCGGGGCTGGTTCACTTCCTTCTGCGTCGACCAAATCAGCATCGTGCCCAACAGCGATCTCCTGAACACAGCCCAAACCTACTTCTCGCATTGGGTCCGCACGCAGGGCCGCAAGCTCAAGGACTCCATCCGCATCGGCGGCAAGGTCGGCGAACTCTACATCGACATCGGCAACGACTTCAACGATGCGTGGTGCATCACTTCCTCCGGCATCGAGCGCATCTCGGGCGGTCCCACTCACATCCGCCTCCTGCGCGGCGCGGGCATGCTGCCTCTCGTGGACCCCGATCTCTCCACGCCCGCCTCAGAATTCCCTTCCCTGTTGCGCCGCTTCATTGCTGCCGACGACGACAACCTAATGCTCCTCACGGCTTGGCTCCTCGGCTGCATGCGCCCCGAAGGTCCCTATCCGGTCCTCACCATATCCGGCGAGCAAGGCTCTGGCAAGTCCACCGTCCTGCGCCTCCTGCGCCGCATCATCGACCCGCACGCCCTCGACATGCGTACCCCTCCAGAGGACCAACGCGACCTCCAAGCCATGGTCCGCAACTCCTTCATCCTCGCCTACGACAACGTCTCCTACATCTCCAACAAGATGTCCGACGCGCTTTGCGTCATCAGCACAGGCACTGGCGCCCAAGGTGGTCGCGCGCTCTACACCAATGCCGAAGAGTCCGCCGTGCGCGTCTGCCGCCCCGTAGCCATGAACGGCATCCCTGACGTCGTCGAACGCGGCGATCTTGTGGACCGCTCCATCCACGTCCACCTTCCTCGCATCGACCCGCGCCAACGCCGCGACGATTTCGAGTTCTGGGAAACCTTTAACGTGCTGCACGCGAAACTATTAGGCTCCCTCATGAATGCGGCATTGATTGCTACGCAAAACTATGGTAATGTAGTGCTGGCTGAAAAGCCGCGTATGTCCGCATTTGCCGTGTGGGCCGTCGCCGCCGAACAAGCTTTTGGTTGGCCGGAAGGGCGCTTGATGCAAGTCTATAGCAACAACCGTTCCAACGCCGAAATCCAAATGCTCGAATTCAACGGCATGGCCTCCGCCCTCTTGCGGATGATGGAAAAGCAAAAGGAATTTTCAGGCACCTACTCCGACCTGATTGGACAACTTGAAATGCACATTGGACCTCGTGAGCGTTTGCCTCAGACATCACACGGCGTTGCTGCCGAACTGAAGCGTATTCGCCCCGCCCTTGAACGTCATGGCTTGCGGTTCTTTAATGCTGGCCGCGTCTCCAACCAAGGCCAGAAGGGCCGTTCACGGTTGTCCATCGTGCGCCAAGATGATGACGAGGCACCACCTTCATGAGTGACGAACCCAAACTAAGCACCAAACCCAAACCCAAATACCTAGTCGAAGCAGAGAAGCGGGCGGCAGCTAAGCGTCCTAACCCGCCTTCTCAATCGAACCGTGCGGCAAGCTATAGGCGAGAGCTTCGCGAACTCAATATCCACAAGCCCGCCCGCACCGTCAAGTCCTACAACGTCAAAGCCATCCGCGATGTACGCGAACACCTGCGCGAAACTTGGCAAGCGAACTGGGACAAAATCTCCAAAATAAAGCGCCTCACCCCCAAGCAAGTCGAGTTCGCCCGCCAATACGCTCTGAACGGGCGCACCAACAAATGTGGCGCCATGCGCCTCGCGGGCTACGACACCAACAATTCGCGCGTCCTTCTAGCGATGGCAGACGAAAACCTGTCCATCCCCTACTTCCATGACCTAGTCACAGCCTTCGAGATCGAGGAGAAAGCCCGCATGAAAATATCTGTACAAGACGTAGTCGAATGGTTCCAGCGTATTGCTACCGCCGCCATGGAAAGCGGAGACTACGCTAACGCTAACAGATCAATGGAGAATTTAGCTAAATATTTACAAATGTTTGTTGAACGTAAAGAAATCACCCATCGCACCATCCACTCCAAAGAAGAGTTGGATACTCGCATCAACGAACTGACAGCGGTTCTTCGTGATGCCGATTCCGAAATCGAAAGCCGTATTCGGATCAACTAATCTATATGAACCCCGCTGAAACTAAAGAAGATCGTCTCCTTAAAGTCAAGGCCGAACTGGCCGAAGCTCTCCACCAAAAAGCGGTAATGGAGGCGCGCGAAGACTTTTATGTGTTCGTCAAACTGTTAGCCTTCTTGATGTTGGATGGCAATTCTTACCGCGACGGACGTCACATACAGGCCATTGCCGCCACCCTCCAAGACGTGGACGCAGGTTCCGTTGACCGCCTTATGCTCATGCTGCCACCCGGCTCGATGAAGTCCGTTCTCCTCATGCTCTTCACGGCTTGGTGCATGGGTCGCCATCCCACTTGGCGCTTCATGTGGATTTCGCACACTACCGACAAGGCCGTCGAATGTTCTGGCCGTATCCGCGATCTCGTGCGTTCCTCTGAATATCTGGAAATATTTCCGGGCGTACAAATCCGCGACGACATGTCGGGCGTCACCAACTGGAAGCTGGCCACGGGCGGGTCCTTCATGCCAGCGGGCGCGGGCAAGTCCATCGCTGGTTACCGCTTCAACTTGGGCATTCTCGATGACCCCCTCTCCGAACAGACCGCCAAATCCGACACCGAGCGCGAACGGGT